AATGACAACAGTATTGGCTAGTTTTGAATCGTTTCTTGGTAGTGTATGGTTTGCTGGTATGCTTTTTGTAGTTGGTTACATCGTAGGTCACGTTGTTCCAATTACTAAGCTTACTTCATTGTTTGGTAAGAAGTAATGAAAGACAAGTTAAATGAAATGCAATCAAAACTACTTGATTGCCTAATTAATGATCTTAATGACCCAGATCGAAGAACTCCAGGTTTGTATACCGTAGTTCGGGGTATCCTCAGTGATCATAAAGATCAAGTAAACAAAATTCCTAGTGAGTCTATTGAAGCAGTAGAAGCCGCCATGAAAGATGCGGCTCCATTTAAAATTAAGAAAGCAGCTTATTAATTATGAAGAATATTTTAGGTTTTATTGCGGGTTTAATCTGCACCTCGGTTGTTCAAGCAGAAGTTATTGTTGCCAATAATCCAGTTACTGATACAGTTGGATTCTATTCAGATGCTTTTGATTCTAAAGCAGCATATACCTATGCTCAAAGCGGAGCTCAAGGCTTTAGTCTAGAAGACTCTTATTCAACCTCTTCTATCCGATGGTGGGGTTCTATGAATGGTTTTAATGATCAAGGTTTAACAAATATTGATTGTTTCCAAATCATCGTATGGAACACTGATTTTAGATCCCATGTAACAAATCAAAAGATTGATCTTTCTCAGATTACTGTTACAGATACTGGGGAATATAATTTCTTTGGTCAACCTGTATATGAATTCTATGTTCCATTTACTTTTCAAGTTGCAGCAGGGAGTTATTTTATGAATATTGGAGCTCAATTAAATGATGCTGCGGGTGATCAATTTGTATGGTCCCAAGGACAAGCCGTAGATCAGTTTTGGTTTACTGATGAGAATGGATCTAATAAGTGGGGCACTTGGCGTCCTCTTCCAAACTTTATTGGTAATACTGCAGGTGGCGCATTCCAACTTAATGCTCCTGCCCCTGGAGCCATTGCATTGTTGGGTATGGCTGGTTTAGTTAGCAAGCGTCGAAGACGCTAAGGAGATTTGGATGAAGGTTCCCCAAGAAGTTATTGATGATTTTAGAAACCATTTGTATTTTTGTTTTAAGCATCTTGGTCTTGGGGAACCTACCAAAATTCAGTATGAGATTGCTAGAGAGATCCAAGAAGGTCCTGGAGACTGCATTCTGACGGCAGGACGTGGTACAGGTAAGTCTACTATTACGGCTTGTTTAGCAAGCTGGGAGTGGCTAACAGACCCTAATGTCACCTTCTTGGTTCTTTCTAATACCCAAGGTAAAGCCATAGACTTTGTTTCACAGGCAAGAAAAATCTTATCTGTTGTTCCGTATTGTAAGTTTATGGTTCCTGGGGATCAAGATAAAGACAATGCACTTGGTTTTAATCTAGCGGTTAGAACCAAGTTTACACAAGATTTAAACTGTGCTGCCCGAGGTATCACAGGTCAGATTACAGGTCTACACGCAGACCGCGTAGTTTTAGATGACATTGAAATTGCGGGTAAGAACGAATCTCCAGTAGGTAAAGAAACATTACTTAAGAAACTAGCAGAATTAGAATCTATTAGAAATAAAAACTCAAGGGTTATATTCTTAGGTACACCCCATTATCAGGACTCTGTTTATAATGTTCTTAAAGAATCCTATCCCATGATTAAGTATCCTGCTGAAATGCCGGATGCTACCATACCCCATGAAATAGAAGATGTGGCTTCTTGGGTCCTAGGATTGGATATAGAGCCAGGAGATGCTACCCAGCCCGAGAGATTCGACCGAGAAGAGCTAGCCGCCAGAAAGGCTAAAATGGGCCCTAGTCACTATGCTTTACAATACAAACTAGTTACCTCTTTAGCAGATGCCGACAGGTATCCTCTTAAGTTACGGGACCTAGTAATTATGGATATAGATTCAGAGATGGGTCCAGATAAAATTGTATGGCAAGGGCAGAACCCATTACAAGGAATTCCTATGTTTGGAATCTCAGGTGATATTATCCCAGAACCTATGCACATATCTTCTAATTATTTAAAATTTCAACATACCCATTTATGTATAGACCCTAGTGGTCGAGGTACAGATGAAACTGGCATTTGCGTAGCTTCTGTCCTTAGTGGTACTATTTTTATCCATGAACTCATAGGTATCGAAGGTGGATATGATCCTGGTACTTTAAAGAAGATAGCTAGATTGATCAATGAATATCAAATACCATTGGTTCGGGTAGAGTCTAACTTTGGTGATGGTTTATTTACCAAGGTATTAACTCCCTTTTTAATTGAACATTGTGGTAAAGTTGGTATTGAAGAATACCGAGTTACAGGACAAAAAGAACTTAGAATTATATCTACTTTAGAACCTGTAATGGCAATGCATAGATTAGTAATGTCTAGAAAAGCTATTAAGAATCAAGAAAACCAGGTACAGCTTACAAGGTTACATCGTGGGCGCGGGGCACTTAAGCATGATGACCGAGTAGATGTTTTATCCGCAGCTGTTGAATTCTATAAATCCCATATGTCTATGGATACCAATAAAACATCCGAAGACATTAAGAAAAAAGAATGGGAAAAACGAGTTAAAGACTGGGCTAATAATTTTAGAGCAAGTGATTATATTCCTTGTTCGGGAGCAACCAAAGTTGTTGCTACAAACCACAAACAAAAAAATCCACGTTCTAACAAACAGTGGGGATGGTAAGGAGGTACCTAATGCCAATGACAATCTTAGGAATTGGTAGTGCTGTAGCAGGGGGATTGGGATCTATCTTTGGTGGGAAAGCGGCGGGAGCTGCAGCTCGTCAAAGAAACGAACAAGCCACTAGAAATTGGATTCAATCTAATACAAATAAAACTTTTGCAAATGCAAGAGAACAGTTTCAGTCTGTATATAATTTTGAACAACAAATAAAAAGAAACTCTGCTATTGCAGAATCTGCTTATGCTACTCAGTTTGAAGCCTCTAATAATCTTAAAGATATTGCTAGTTTTCAGTATAGACAACTAGCTCGACAAAGAGCACAAGCCGCTGCATCTTTAACTAATACCTTACTTAGTAAAGGTTTATCAGCTTCAAGTGGTTTATTTGGAACCTTAGCTACAGCACAAGCATTGGATGCTTTAAACAATTCTAAACAATTGCAAAAAAACTTAGACATGCAAAAAAGCGAAATAAATAAACAATTTAAGGCTCAGATGTCTACACAAACAGAAAATATATTTATGCCTAATATTCAAGGTTATGATCAATCTCCTATGATGGAAAATGCTTCTGCGGCGGAAACAGGAGGTTTAGTTTCTGGGTTAATTCAAATTGGTAGTGGGGTTGCTGCTGGAGCACTAGGGGCTTTTGGAAGTCCAAGTGCAAGTCCTAATTCAACAGGAGGTCCTAATCAGTTTGGAACCGATCTTAGTAAAGCACCTTCAGGATATAGTTATAATTCTACTGCTTCTGGTACAGCTTTTAGCAGAAGTCCTTCAATGTTTAAATTATTCTGAGGATAACCATGTCACAAGTAAATATTCAAAACCTACTACAAATGCCCGCTATTGAACCTGGACGGGTTCAACAAACTCCAGTTGAATATAAACAAGCATCCTTTTCTGGAGGAGGATTTGCACCCGGACAAATGGCTAATCTTCCTGCTAAATCTTCAGAACAATATATGTATGAATCTTTAGCTCAAATTGCATCAGGAACACAACAAGGTTTAAATACTTTTGCTAATCTTACTGAACGTATTGATAGAAAAAAAATTGACGAAGCAGAAACAACATGGGAATCTATTGACACTTTGGATATTGATCCGCGAGAAAAAGTTAAACAATTTAATCAATATGTAGAACAGGTTTCTACTCCAATTAGTGGCGAACTTTGGAAAGAAAAGATTGCTAATAGAATGGCAAAAAGCTGGGGTAAAGATGCCTATGAGCAGTTTGTAGCTGATGAATACACAGAACAAGCTAAAGGATGGGAAGAGTATGATGGCAAAATGGGCCCAGTCCTTACTGATAGATTTATAACAAAATTTGAAAAAGATAATCCTTCTCTTACGGGATCTGGTTTTTTACAGTCATTAAGAATTCAAACAAATCAACAACTTGAAAATATTAAAGACCAATTAGTTTCAAATTCTCTTGTTACTAGCTTATCTCAAAACTTTAGTCTTCCTGCTGATATGGTTAAACAACTAGCCGAAGGAACAAGTGACACAGAACAAATGAGAAAGTTGTATCCAGAAGCTGTAAGATTTGTTGAACTAGCTGTAACAGCTACAAACATTGATGAATTTAGTAAACGCATGGCTCAAGAGTTTTATGCACCTATTGCACAACAAGTAGAAAATTTTAACCCCGAAACACAACTAGAAGTTAAACTAAAATTAGATCAAATTTTTCCAGCTATTGTAAAAGATATGTGGGAAAAATCTAGTATTATTAAACAAAGTGATGTTAAACGTGCTCAACAAGCGTTAGCATTAACTACTAAAACATCATTTAGCATTGCTCCTAATCCTTCTACCTATAATGAGTTTGGAAAACAATCTGCTATTGTTCTTTCTAATATGGCAGAAACTGAACAAATTACTTATTTAGGTTCTATGTATGAAACTTTGTTTGAAGGCTTAGCTTCTGGAAAAGTGGCTGGACAGTTTGACTTTACAGACAAACCACCCTTAGAGCAGATTGAAATTGTTAATCAAGAGTTTACAAAGTTATTAGAACAAAGTGATATTTATTCTATTTTAAAAACAAAATATTTTCC